AAAGTTCCATTTGTAAGGTCAAACTTAACTTTGCCACCTTGCAGTATACCTGTTCTAATTAAATCAGCTGTAAATCCTGCTCCTGTACCAAAGGTTTTATAGTCGAATTCTCCGTTTGGTAGCTTACTATCAGCAATAGCAATATATCCTCCACCTAACATCATAGACTCTGTTGGATTCATATCCTCAGGCTTGTTTAATATTTCAATTCCTTTACCTTCTCTAAAATAGGTATATCCACCTGTGGTATTCATTTTAGTATTTAATTCATCTATTAGGTTTTTAAGATACTGTGAAGGAAGTCCATCTTTATCAAAGAAATCAGCTTTATCCCAAGCTCCTGATTTGTCTCTAAAATTATCAATAAACTTCTTATTTTCTTTTAATCTAGATGTAATGTCTTTTATAAAATTAGCTAATGTTACATCATCATTAGTAGCATCTAATAAATCTTCTTTATACCTTAATACTCTAGCAAATACTCTTATAGCAGGTCTATATTCCTTATCTATAACACCTACATCATCACCAAGCTCTACTCCTTCATGCTCACTACCTTCTGTTTCTCTTAAATTAATTACTTTACCTTCATAACTAATTTGTAATTTACTTCTTTTCAAATATTCTTCATAAGTATCTATTATTAATTGATTCTCGTCTTCTGTATCATCATAATCAACTTTGTCAAAAACATGAGTTTTACTGCCATTACCATTAGGCCTACCCCATTGTTGCAATACATTAGGGTCTGATATATAAGTTTGACCTAAAGGTTTGTCTAATGGATCACCATTAGCTTTACTCCACTCAACATTTTTAAAATCTATTCTCCTGCCATAACCATCACCTATTTGCTCGCCCTTACCATATCCATAAAGAGCAGTAACCGGGTCATCATTATGAACTGTTTTAGTTATAGATAGTAAATCTTTACTGTATTCATATCTTTTTCCTCTGTAAGCTCCACGTCTTTTAAGAAGGTCAATATATCTATGAGTTACTTCATTGCCTACTACAACTATCCTCACTCTTATTTCACAATTCCAAGTTTCAGCTACTTTGTTTACTGCTTCTTTAGCAAATATATGATAAAAATTAGTAGAACTAACTCCTAGATCATCAACTATACCTACTTCAAATCTAGTACCTTCTAGTGCTACTCCTAGTGCTATATTAGCTGTTGTGTTTTGTGGTCTTCTATCTTCTATATAGTCTCCCCATAGTTCATATATAGAGTTTTCACAATATAAATCCATGGTAATAGTATCTTCATGAGGAGATGTAATTCCTCTTATAATAAATTCTTGCCAATTACCTAATCTATCTTTATATAACAATCTTCCTTTTTTCTCTATATATTCAGCGTTATCTTCTTTATTTAAGATGGTGGTTTCAAGTATATGTTTTCCATTTAATTCTTCTTCTCTTTCAGCTTTTAATATATTTGTTAAGTTGCCTTTGTATATTTCATTTTTATCAAAGAGTCTAAATCTCACTTATAACCACCTCTCAATATAACTAAGACTTGCAGTAACATCTATAGGTTTGATGTCAATTTCATAATTTCCAACTGGTATAGCAAAAAAATCACTATCTAAATATAGATCATCCATAATCAATGATCCATTTTTTCTTATAGATTCTTTTTCTAAATCTATAACTACTTCATCGTTTATATTAAAATCATGCTCTAAATATAAAAACTCCCCTGTATCAAGAAGAGTAATATCTAAATATGAGCTATTTGAATTAAATTGTACTGTTATAATACCTTTAGACTCATATGTTCCATTATTAGTAGCTAATAGTCCATCTAAAGGCTCTGTAACTATATCACCATAAGAAATAGCTTCAGGTCTTAAAAATCTTAATGTAGTTGTACCGATTGTATATATTTCTTTAAGATTAGTATCACCTGTTAAAATAGCTAAATCATATTTATCAGGTTCATCAGCTAATATCAATTTATCTTTATTAGTTCCTATAAGTTTGAAAGCAACTTCTCTTATTTTGCTTCTTAGCAAACTTTTACTATTTTCCATAAGTTCTATATCAACTTCAATTATATCTTCTTCAATTATATTGCTCTTTTTTTCTTGGTTAGCTATAATAACACCAGCTCTACCAGGTATCTTCTTTATCTTTACATCAAGAGGTGGTAATATACCTCTTCTTATATCTAATATTCTAAAATGATTTGAAAAATCTACTCCTCTAAAAATCAAGTATATTACCCCCTTTCATTTTCTACTTGTAATTTATATAATTCTCTAGCTACTTTTTTAATATCAGCTTCTTCTCTTATCACAAAAGTATTACCAGTAATTAAATTATCTCTTTTATTTTCATTATTATTTTTATTATTATCATCTTTAGTCACTACATTATATTTATTAGAATCACTAGTAGCAGTTATTTTTGTTCCTACATCATTACTTTCTAAATCAACTGTAGCTTTCATTTTTCTAGTTAATTTAGACATTTCTTTATCTACTTCTCTATTTAAATCTGGCATACCTTTTTCAAGTCCTACACCAATACCAAGAGTAAGGTTTTTACCTACTTGGTCTCTCATAATTGTAGAAGGTGACTTAATTCCAAATATGCTTTTAATGCCTTTCATAACTGACTTTCCAAAGCCTTTAATCTTACCTAATATCCAACCAGTAGTGTTTGTTATACCTCTCCAAATACCTTTTACCAAATCTGTACCTATTCTTACAACTCCTGAAAACATTGCTTTAGCAGCAGAAATAAAAGTCTTAATTATGTTCTTACCTGCAGTTCCTATTAATCCAAGTCCTTTTAATATTCCTCCTATTAATTCACCAATTAATTGAAAGCCTAAAGCTATTAATTGAGGTATTAGCCTAACAATAGCACCAATTAAAGCCATTATAAGCTGAATACCACCTGCAACCAATTGAGGTATAGCATTTAATAAACCTCTTATTATTCCTACAACTAATTGAATACCAGCGTTAACAAGTTGAGGAAGACTTTGTATTAATCCTTCTATTATAGCAAGCACCAAAGTTATAGCAGCATCTATTAATAAATCTAAATTCTGCAATAATCCATCTACTATAGCCATTACCATTTTTAAAGCTGAGTCAATTAATAGATTTAAATTATTTAATAAAAAATTTACTAAAGAATCAATTATTTTCAATGCAGCAGCAACTAATAATTCAATATTTTGAATTAATCCATCTATTAATGCCATTATTAGTTGCAAACCTACTTCAATAATAAGGGGTAGATTTGTCATAAAGGTATTTATTATCGCATCAATTATTTCTGGAAGTCTGTTAATTAAAGTTGGCAAATTATCCATAATTCCAGTGATTAAAGCAAGCAATATTTCCATACCTATTAAAATCAATTGAGGTAAATACTCTATGATTGTATCAATTATGACAAATATTAATTGTATAACTATAGGTATTACTTCAGGTAACATTGTCAATATTCCATCTACCAAAGAAGTAATTAGCTGTATCCCAGCTTCAATTATTAAAGGTAAATTTTCAATTATTGTATTTAATATGATTTGAATTATACCTAATGATATTGGTACTAGCTCAGGTATTAATTCGGCCATACCATTTATTAAAGTCATTATAATTTGTACTGCTGCTTCTAATATAATAGGTAAATTTTCAATTATTGAATTTCCTATAGTTGTAATAGCTGTAATAGCTATAGGAATTAATTCAGGCAACATCTCTGATATTCCTATAATTAAACTTGTTATTATTTGTACTCCTACTTCTATAATGGTTGGCATGACTTCTAAAAACCCTGTTACAAAAACTTCAATTAACTCTACAACTGATTCAGTAATTTTAACTAAGTTCTCTTGCAATCCTTGAACTAAAGCATTAATAAAAGATATTCCTACTTCTACCATTTTAGGAGCTGCTTCTGCAAATCTTAATAATATATCTGCTATTATTTCTCCTATTACTTGTGCAGCACCTTCAAATCCATTAGGTATATCTTCTAATTTGTAACCAAACATTTCAGCTTTCATGCCTGATTCTTCCATAGCATCTTTAATATCATCATGTGCTGTTAAGGTATCATTTATTTTATTAACATATCCTGTTAATGTTTCAACTACACCTTGCAAAGGACTATCCATATCTTCAAATATAGTTATTCCTAGTCCTTCTAATGCAGATTTTAGTATTTTAATTTGACCTGATAAGTTAGCATTCATTGTTTCAGCCATATCTCCTGCTGCACCTTCTGAATTAGCTATAGCTTCAGCTAAATTATTAAACTCATCTCCACTATCAGCAAGTAAAGCATTAACTGCTTTTAAATCGACTTTATTGAAGATTTCATTAAGAACCTTCGTCTTTTCTCCATCACTCATATCACCAAGAGATTTGTCTAGATCTTTAAAAGTTTCATTTAAAGGCCTTACATTTCCTTCTGAATCTAATGCTTCTACGCCTAATTCTTTCATTTTAGCTGCAGCTTTATCGGTAGGAGCAGTAAGAGATAAGATAACATTTCTTAATGCAGTTCCACCTTCAGCACCTTTTATACCATTGTTAGCCAAGATACCAAGAGCAGTATTAAGTTCTACAGTTCCACCTGCTAATACTTTAGCTGTTCCACCAACCGTTAATATTGCTTCACCTAATTGTCCTACACTTGTATTAGATTTCTGACTTGTTTTTGCTAATTCATCAGTAAATCCTTCAAGTTCATCCATTTCTAATCCTAAAGCAGACATTGAGTCAGTGACTAAATCGGAGGCATATGCTAAATCTAATCCACCAGCTGCTGCTAAATTTAATACTGTAGGCAATGCTGAAACTGATTTTTCTGCATCATATCCAGCAAGAGCTAAATAATTTAATGCTTCTGCTGCTTGACTTGCACTAAATTGAGTAGTTGCACCTGCATCTTTAGCTGCATCTTCTAGCATTTTAAAAGATTTGTCACCTTTATTAATCTCATCTACAGTAATACCCATAGTTGCAGCAACTTGGCTCATACTTGCTTTAAATTTCGTGCCTACCACAGCAGAAGCTATACCTATGCCTGCTACAGCACCAGCTGCAGCTACCATTCCAGTAGCAATAACTTTACTTGCTACACCAGCACTTCTTTTTAATGCCCCAATGCCTTTTTGAAATCCTTTATTATCTATCTTAGTGTCAAAAATCAAAGAACCATCTTTTGCCATACTCTCACCTCACTTTGTGGTTCGAATAGATGGCTCAATGGCTCTATTAATCTATTTTAATTTCTATTTCTCTTTTACATCCTCTGCATTTAATATATATCTTTTTACTTGTTGCATTTTCATCATAAAGAGCTATCTTCTTATTGCAATTAGGACACCTATACCATTTTTTATTATCTTTCACATTAAACTTCACCTCATTTTTTGCATTAAAAAAGCAACCTCATAAGAGATTGCTTAATTATATCTAACAATATTTAATAGATTTTATTTTATATCATATTCTCTTCTACCTATTTCATCTCCAATAATTCCTTGATTAGCTACTAAAGTTACTGGAGTTTCTAAATCATCTAATTCATAAGCAATAGAGTTTTCAACTGTCCCATCTTTTTTAATTGTTTCCATCTGCGAATCTAAGTGATTTTCATCTGGTAATGAGCCAACTTCTAATTCATTTATTGCATTAGGATCATTATCTTGGATAGCAGTAAATACTACAATCCATGCTGAAGTAGGATCTATCTCCTTATCAGTAAGGTTAGTTGTTTCATACCAAATAGCAAATACTGGTTTTTCACCATATTCATTACCTGGTTCTCCTACTGGTATAACCTTAGTATCCTTAATCTTAATCTTTAAATCTTCAATTTTCACTTCATCATCTTTGAAGTAAATTTCATTGTTAGTTTCTTCTTTTTCTGTATTTTCCTCTGTTTCCTCTGTAGAAGTTTCTTCACTATCTGCAGAACTTTCTTCTTGATTAGTTTTATCATCACTTGAAACTTCACTAGAATCATCTCCACAAGCAGACAAAGAAACTGATAAAAATAAAACCACGAGTAAAGCTAGCATCTTTTTCATAATACCCCTCCATAATTTAAATTTATGTAATAACTTTAATATATTATACCACATTTTAGGAGGATTAAAACACAGTTGATAAAGTAGTGTCAAAATCTTTTGCTTTTTCTTCTTCTGTACGATTATCAGGTAAAGCATATATTTCTTTCATTTTTCTATAATATTTCTTATCAGTATCACTCATATCGTTGCTTATTTTTATAGATCTATAACTCATAATTTTAAATATTAAATTATCTTCTTTCAATCCTTTAAATAAAGCTTTAAATTTCCACCAATGAAGGTTTTCTATATCTTGTAAATCAATCCCATACTGATCTAAAAAAGCAGAATAAATATATTCATCATCATGTTCAAATGAATATATTTTACTCTTGTTATCTTCTGACTCTTCTGCTTCTGTTTCTATTTCAACATTATCTTTTTCTTGTTTTACTTCTACATCTTCTTTGCCACATTTATAAAACCATAACATTTTATCCACAGCTAGAGTTATATTATCTGGAATTTTATTATAATATAACTCTAAAGCCATATATAGCTTTTCTTCCTGTGAAAAAGAATCATCTTGCATTAATAATTCAAACATCATATTTATTCTAAAATTTGTATTTATTGAATACTCTTCATCATCAACTTTTACACTTTTAGGCAATATATCAATTAAAATATTCATGATTATTTATTCTTATTATTTATTCTTTGTGCTCTATTAGGTGAATAGGCATTAAAATTCTCATTCATATTATTTTTTATTTCTGTGTTAATATAATTTATTACATTCAAAGCATCAAATAGTCCTACTTTTCTACCTTCAAATATCTTTTCACTTGCTCCTTCACCTAATATTAAATCTATTGTGTCTACGCAAAATTGTATAGTTTCCTTTAAAGCTGGTATATAATCTTTTTCACTCTTTATTTTAGCAGCCTTCTCATTTGCTTCTTTACCAAAGTTGTCTACAGTTTCTAATAACTCTGGATCATCTGTATTAACTTTAAATTGATAGTCATTAAATTCTAAAATTAAACTAGTATCTTTAAATTCAAATTTTTTAATCATATATTATCTCCTCCTTATATTCCATCTTCTATAAATGTAGCTGTTTTCCAACCATCAGTAGTAGTTGCTTCACCTTTTACAGTTTCACCTTTAACTTTGAATGTACCACCGTAAGAATATGCTTCCATCTTATCTCCTTCAGTGCCAGGTACTACAACAAAATCTCTTTTCTTAGCAACAAAGCTACTAGGATCTACTCCTGCTTTATTTAAATCTACAGTTAAAAGTGTTACAACTGCATCAGCTCCTATCTTTTCTTCATCTATGATAGTAACTAATTGCTCGTGCACTTCATTACTTTCCATTTGGTCAAAGTTAAATTCTATTGAAGTAGATATACCAACTACATCAGTTGTTTCATGATCTTCATCTACATATTGCCTGGTATATTCTTTAGGATTCTTTGCTGTAGATAAAGTTGTAAATCCTTTCAATCTATTAAATGTTTCAGCTGCACCCTTCATAAAACTTACTTTTTGTGACCTTTTAACTATTTTACCCATGTTAAAACCTCCTATTTTTCTTCGTAATATGTTAATCTTGCTTGAATTTGATATGCTGCTAAATCTTCTGTAGCAGATAATAAATATCCACTACTTATAGCTTCAATAGAACTTGCTGATTTATTGCCTTCAAGTAAAGGTAAATCATACTCTTCTGTTTTTTCTTCAAGCCAATCAGCAAACTTTTCATAAAATCCACTATTTTCTATATTCTGTAATACATCTGGTCCATAGTATTCTCTAGATGCAAAGACAAATACGTATTGTTTTAATGCTCCACCATCAACATACTTTTGTATTATTTCATCAGTAGGAACACTATTTATTGTATATTCTGTAGCATTAGCTCCTAAAAAATCTACATTTAGCCTTGCAAATTCATCCAATAAAGGACATTTAGCTATAAATTCTCTTATTTTATCTATAATAATATTTATCACCCTCTTCTAGCTCCAGCTAAAGCACAAGCACCATTTAAAATAGTTGTCTTGTTGTCAATCTTACTTCTTTCAAAAAAATATGCACCTCGTAAAGGAGCACCTTGAAAATTGTAATGCTTATTATAATACATTCTTCTAGCATAAGGTGTTCTATATACCACTTCACCACTACCAATTTTAGTGTTCCTAATGCCACTTTCTTTAAGTTTTCCACTGTCCTTAGGTACATATTTATCTGTAAGCCTTAAAACTTCACTATCGACATACCTTTGTACCATTCCTCTTGCTTCAAGTCCTCTACCAGCTAATAATACATTTAGAGCAGCCATTTGCACCTTAGTATTAAAACTCATCATAATATATCACCTACATCCTATTTCAAAGTGTTGCATACGTGGACTTCCAAAATCTTTTGTATCAACTGATGTTATAGTATAAGCTTCATAATTCTTATCTAAATCTGATAATCTGCCTTCTATATCAAAATTAATAGCACCTTTAACAATTCTATCTCCTTCTTTTAAAGTGAAATTACTTGTTTTTTCTATTAAGTTTTGAAACTCCATAGGTCTTTTATATGATCTATTAGATATAACACTAAAAGGAATAACAATCATAGCTTCATCTGCATTTTCCATCCCACTTTGAAGCTTATTAACTGCTTTTCTATCATCAAAGAATACATTTTCTAATATAGTTCTTTGATATTTATCCATTCTAGTAGCTTTGTCAAAGTACTTATTATATAGAGTAATACTTGTGTTAGTTTTCATATCACATTCCTCTGTATAAAAGACCAGTATGACCTAAATGCTTATATATAATTCTTTTTTTCTTTTTATCTATAGTATTCTTATCTTCTTTCTCATAAGTTATAGAATATGTTCCTACCTTTTCTGATGCTATTTCTTTATTATCAGTTTGCTCTAGCTTATACATATAGTCTATAAGCTCACACAAGGCATATTTAACATTAATATCATTATCATTAGCCCTATTATGTGTATAATATTTAACTTCTGTCATAGCCCTAATTAATAGCCTTGGGAATAGTTCTATAGGAGCCTTACCTCCATACTCCATTTGATAAAAGTTATAGTCCATATTATTCACCTTCTATTTCTTTTATAGCCTTTATAAGTTCCTCTTTCTTCATAGTAGAATAACTTTCTATTTCTTTTTCTTTAGCTATTTCCTTTAATTCAGCTACAGTTAAATCTTCTAGATTTTCTTCTTCAACTTCTTCTTCAATTTCTTCTAATATTTTAAATACATCTTCATTCATTATTTTTTTATCTACTACAATCACTTCATCTATTTCATGTCTTTTATCATCAAAATAAACTGGTGA